TCAGGGTTCTTTAGTAAAGCTCAAAAAGAAGCTTTAAATCTTCAACAAAAGTCTGGCACAGGCGATGTAATGCTTAAAAGACTTCGAGACCAAGGTGTTACTAAAGAAGAACTCGACTGGACTGGAGCTAAAGAAAGGTTTGAAGGTAAGTCTGAAGTATCCCGTGAAGAAGTGCAAAAGCATTTTGAGGATGTTGAGTTTGACTTAGATGTTAAAGAAGGTAGATATACAGATAGGTCTGCTTATAAACGTGACGAATCTGACCTTGACTTACCAGAAGACACTTATGAAGCTCAGAGAGACGATGAGTTCTGGGAGTGGGTTGAGGATAATCGTCCTTTAGATTTAGACATGATTGATGAGGGAGTTATTTCAGGAGATGAGTTTGATTCTTGGTATAGCGCTGCTCGCTCAGAGTGGGAAACTGGTACTACTAGTTTAGATGGACCTGACTTTGATGTTGTTCCTATGCATAAACTTCAAGTTTCATTTGAAGGTGCAAATACTAAAAACTATAGAGAGTTTCCTATTTTATTGCAAAAAAGATTTAAGAAGTCTAAAAAAGATTTTATACATTCTCACTTCCCAACACTTGAAAATCCTATAGCTCACATACGTTTAGCAGATGTAGAGCCTGTAAAAAGCGACAGTAAAATTCTTTTAATTGATGAAGTACAAAGTGATGTACATGAAATGGGAAAATACGAAGATGTTCCTAATATGCCGTTTAAAAAAGAAAAGAAATGGGCTCTTCTTGGATTAAAAAAAGCTATGATGGAAGCTGCTGAGGGCGGATATGATGAAGTAGCTTTAACTACAGGAAGCTTGCAAGGACATCGAAACCGTCAAATAACTAAAATAGATAATGTACAATTGCAAGAATTTAAGTCGGGTGTAAATAGAATTTCTATATACGATAAAGAAGGAAACATCTATAAGATTATAAGCAATGAAAAAGACGGATATAATGCTTATGGTGAAAATTATATAGACGAAGCATCTAGAATAATAGGCAAAGAAAATGTAGATAAGCTTTTTGCTCAGCCTGTATTTAGAACAGAGAATCAAAGAGAGTTTATACATTCTGGTCCGGGAAAAATGAAAGTTTTAGAAGACTTAAAGATTGAAAAGGGCGGACAAAAAACAAAAGAGTTCTACGATAAAACTCTAATTAGACTTCTTAAAACAAACTTTGCTGACAAGTATAATGTTGATATTAAAGTAAAAGAAATAAAGCAGAATGAAGATGTCGTAAAACTTCCTGTACTAAAAATTACAGAACAGATGCGTAAAGATATTCTAAAAGGCTTACCAATGTTTGCAGAAGGCGGTGAAGTTGATGAAGATACCATCATTCAAAAAGCTGAGTCAGTAGCCCAAGAAGAACCCGTAGTGGCTGTCAGCACTCAGTCAGCTAAAGGAAGTACCATTACAGCTTTAAAAGCTAATTTAAACAAAGGAGAATAGATTGAGTACATTTAAATATTTTAAATTGTCTGATTTTGATTGTCAAGAGACTGGCGAAAATCACATGAGCGAAGAGTTTATCCACAAGCTAGACGAGCTTAGAGCTGCTTGCGGCTTTCCGTTCTACATTACAAGTGGTTATCGTTCAGAGAAGCATAGCATAGAATCTAAAAAATCAAAACCGGGAACTCATGCACAGGGAATTGCAGCTGACATAGCAGTTAATGGCGGCTCTCAGCGCTTTACAATTGTTAAGAACGCACTTGCTATGGGCTTCACAGGCGTAGGCGTGGCTCGTGGATTTATACACGTAGACGTTCGTGAAACAACCCCTGTAATGTGGAAGTACTAAGGAGTAAGATTATGTTACAACAATTGATTGGGCCTGTTACAGGACTACTAGACAAGTTTATAGAGGATAAAGACAAGAAGAATGCAATTGCGTTTGAACTATCGACAATGGCTGAAAAACACGCACAGGAGCTTGCGAAAGCGCAACTTGAAGTTAATAAGACAGAAGCGGCACATAAGAGCTTATTTGTGTCGGGTTGGAGACCGGCTGTTGGTTGGACTTGTTGTGTTGGACTTGCGAGTCAGTACATTCTTATCCCGATGGCAAATTTTGCGCTTGCTCTTGCCGATTCTACCATTGAAATCCCTGTACTAGATGTATCAACTATGATGCCAGTACTGATGGGTATGCTTGGATTAGGTGCTATGAGGACTGCTGAGAAAGTTAAAGGCGTAAACAGAAACGTGTAGGAGGCTAAGATGGCTACCAAGAAAAAATCTACAGTTAACAAGGCAGGAAACTACACTAAGCCCACTATGCGTAAGAACTTGTTTAATAAGATTAAGGCAGGTACTAAAGGCGGCAAAGCAGGTCAGTGGTCTGCACGTAAAGCACAGATGCTTGCTAAACAGTATAAGGCTAAAGGTGGAGGGTATAAGTAATGGCTCTTAAAAAATCTCAAAAGTCTTTAAAGAAATGGACTAAGCAGAAGTGGACAACAGCTAGTGGTAAGAAGTCTTCAGAGACTGGTGAAGTGTATGCACCTAAGAAAACAATTGCTAAGCTAAAGTCAACTGCTGCGGGTAGAAAGAAGTTAGCTGCTGCTAATAAAAAGAAAAGAGCAGCTACAAAGAAAGGAAAGCAGCATGCTAAACATGGACTACACAAAGGTAAAAAACGATGAGGGAACAACTTAAAAAGGGCGGTAAAGCTAAAGACTCAAGACTTAAAAAGGCGGGAGTTGCAGGATATAATAAACCTAAAAGAACTCCTAGCCACCCAAAGAAATCTCACGTTGTTGTAGCTAAGGTAGGAGATAAGGTAAAGACTATACGCTTTGGAGAACAAGGCGCTAGTACAGCGGGTAAGGCTAAGGCGGGTGAATCTGCTAGAATGAAGGCTAAGCGTAAAAGCTTTAAAGCCCGCCACGCTAAGAACATCAAAAAAGGTAAGATGTCCGCAGCATATTGGGCTGATAAAGTTAAGTGGTAGAGTAGGCAGTAAGCTCTCGTTCTAAGTACTCGTGCATGTTTTCTAACTTAGGTTTAGCATCACGAATAATCTTACGTATGAGAGCTAACTCATCCCCTTTGAATAGCTCATGTAATCGTTCTTCGGGGAGACCACCCAGTTCCGTTAGGATGGCCCCCGAATGATTGACAATAATTCTAAAAGATAATATGTTAGCTTCCTTTGCTTTCATAGTCATTCCTTATACTATTTCACAAGCTCCACCGACACATGCTAATTCCTGTGAGCCAGTGGTGTTATCTTCTTGTTCAAAGTAAACTAAGTCATTCCAGTTCACGTTCTGTGGCATTGACTCAAGAAGCTTATTGTATTCATCAGCATCTATATCTTCATAGGGTGCTTGTTGATATACATGGTCGCTAACAGGCAGTAAGCTAATACCTGAACAAATATCAAAGTTATCCCATATCCACTGAGCAACTTGTAAGTACTCATCATCTGTATAGTACACAGTGATGCTTGGCTTATGCTCACACCAAGAGTTTTGATAGGTCTTCCAAAGCTTTAACTGCTCCATAGCCCCTACTTCTTTTACTACTACACTAGAGTCAGGTGCTTTAACGGGGAAGCTGTACACCACAGAAGACTCTGACATTACGTCTTGTTCTACTGGGAATCCTGCTGCTTCCATAAAGACTGCAAGCGGGTCTTTCTTGTCTGAACGTACTCTCCGAATGTAATGTTTAGAGAAACGAGGGTGAATCCCAGAAGCAGAATCGACAAGCTGAGACACAGTACCGCTAGGCTTAACACAAGTAATAGCTGCAGACTGTTCAATGCCAAGCTTCTTAGCCCATTTCTTATTCGTTGCGATAGCGACATCTCTTAAACTCTCCAAAGTTTTCTCTAGTTCTTCTTGGTCTTCTTGACCAGACAATAGTTTGTTGTCCATTATACCAGTCATGCTTAAACCAAGCAATGCTTCGTCTGATGTGTTCTTGTGCCAGATGTTTCGCAAGTATCTAAAGTCTGTAAGAGTAGCCTGAAGCGTACCAATAATAGCGGCTAGTTCTACTTTTTCTTTTAGTGTTTCTATTGTATCATCTTCACGTACAACAACCTCAGATAGGTTACAGAACTGATTACTGCGTAGGATAATCTCAGAGCAAGGGTTAGTACCAAAGTCCTGTTCAGCATCTCTACGACCATTACGAGCTGCAATATTCTGAGCAGCTACACGACTAAACAATCCTCGTTCACCTGCACGGCTTTCGTATAGAGTCTTCATTTCGTTTATGAAGGCTTCAAAGTCTGGCTTCTCTGTGTACGCTACACTGTTGTTAGCCAATCGTCTATGACCATCTGCTTCCCACCATGCACCTGTCTTAGCTTTAGCCATACGAATGTCTGATAGGTTTGATAGACTTATAAGTGCTGAGCGTCTAACGCCACCAACAACTACAATGTCTGCCACTTTACACACAACATCGTGACACTCAATGCTTGTGAGCTTACGACCATTTGCTTTCTGGAATACTTCTACACAGAATCTAAACAAGTCAGCTAGTGGAGCAGAACCTGATGCACGACCACCAAAGGTCTTGAGTCTAGCACCTGAAGGACGTACCTTACTCATATCCCACTTAGGAATCTTACCGGCATAGAGCATAGCAATAAGCTCACGGAATGCACTAGCCCAACCAATCTTACTGTCAGCTACTACAATCGTTGTGTCTGTGTTGTGGAATGTTTCTGCTACTACTGGTAGCTTATTGATAAAGTTACGCTCAACACTAAACCCAACCCCTGTACCACACATAAGAACGTACATCAGCTCATCAAAGCTTCGGGGTGAATCAATGGCTAAGTAACTGCAGTTGAATCCGGCTACATTGTCTTTGTCTAGCGCTTCACCTGCTGTCATCATGCACCGCATAGAGGGCATAACTTTTTGTGTTAGGATTCCATCATACACACGCTCAGCTGTTTTCTTATCAAGCTGCTTGCGATTAACCCAGAAGTCTACATAACGCTGTACTGTTTCATCCCAAGTTTCACGCCTGCCTTCTTCTGAAAGCCATCGTGCATATCTGGATTTATGTATAAACTGTTGATACTTATCCATTCACTACTCCATGCCATCATATTCAGGGTGAGTAAATGTTACAGCTTGCCAAAACTCTTTGTAGAAAGACAGTACATCTTCCTTGTTTTTCCATAAAATTACTGCGGGTACATACACTGGTGAAACTAAAAATAATACTATTGCTTTTAAAAAATATTGATGTCTTGCTCTCATGTTAACTCTCCTGATATACATTGCCGATAGATAGTGTTAGAAATGGTAGCTGTATTACGAGCCCCTCAAATGGCATTACGTCATGTTCGCCATCTTTCATTGTCCATACGGGTCGACTATCACAAAATTCTAAATCGAGCCCGATTCCATTTCTTACTTCTAAACTAAAAAGTCTGTTCCAAAAATAAAATGTCATCTGTATTTCCCTTTGTTTTTTTGCGTTCGGTCTTAGCTTTAGAAGACCTTGTTATCTTTTTAAATTTCTTTTTGCGCTGAAAGCTTTTACGCCTTTCTTCTTTTCTGTCCATTATAACCAACCTAAATTTGTAGCGTTGTTTAAAATAATCATAAAACAGGTAGCGATGTGGACGAGCCACCAGAAAGTTCTAATAGCCGCCACTGTATCTGCTTGTTTATCCGTCTCTCCTACCTTCTCTCCAAGAGACTTAGCCCAGATACGCCACCACTTACTCATTATCAGGTAGATTTGTTTTAGTAAGTCTGCTCAAGTACCAAGCAGCTTTTTGTAAATCTTGTACTGCATTAGACTTTCTTTCGTAACGCCACAAGTATTTAATAGCGTTGCCCTTTAGGTAGCCTTTGAAAGCTTCAGGGGTCATGCTCTCTTCAATAGCTTCTATGCACTCTACCTTGCCATAGTTATAATGCGAGGGGCTATTTACATTGTCGGCTTTTTCATTATCCCAACAATCTTCAAAGTCTCCTGCATCAGCAGTAACCACAGGGTCAGTACCTCTTGTGCTATCAAATACCCAGTTAGAGTTAAGGCGTTTCATGTACTCCTCAAACGTGGGCTCACCTACTTTGTTTGTTTTAAAAGTTACTTTATCCCAATCAGCAGGGGTTGCATCATCAATGCTCATTCTTAAAGTCCTCTCTTTTCTTTGCGTTAATCCACTTGTCAGGTATACTATCTTCACTGAACCATCTAAAGTTGTTCTTGTCTGCCCACTCAGAGTGTGAGCGCCTTGTGCCATCCTTACGTACCTTAGCTTGAGGCATGGGTGCGCTTGGGTTAGCAAACAGAAACACTAGCTCGATGTCATCAGGAAGAGCTTTGTTAATCCAGATATACTTACTATACTCTGCACTGTCCCAA